GTTTTTTTGCACAGATTGCTGATCTCATAGCGGAGATGCCGAAGTCTCGCGAATTGGAGCACAGGATGCTCCACTGCCCCGCACCCTCTTGGAACACAATGGTGCAGAGGTTCATCAGAGCCTCACCTAAACTACAAGTACGGTCGACCATGAACTTGGCACCCGAAAATGTAGGAACCAAGCGTAGTTACTGCCACGCGTCTGAACTGGAGCTACAGACAGACTGGAGTGTGGACGCTTGGGGATCAACGACCATGGGGCGTTCCCCCGAACACCGTGTTTACGGTAGCACCCGGCCGTGTGCAAATCTTGCTCCTAGGAGCGTGCGGAATGTGACCACCCACGTCTCTGAATTCGATGGTTACAGCAAGAACATCAACAAAACAGAAAAGACACCCACCACCAACGATAGGGAAATGGCCCCTAAGGTGGTGGCGCAAGCCATCAGCAAGATTCGCAATCAACAGCGCAAGAAGCGCCGCCGGGAGAAATGGAATGGCGTGGCTCAGGCCGACGTGCAGTATGACACCCTTAGCGTTCCTAGTCCCACGGCTCCTGCCACTACTGATGTTGTCCAACAGCAGGTGGTCTTCAAGAATGAACCCGTGGCAGAGACCATCGTGGCTCCGAGCTCCAAGGATGAGATCGCTGATGCCATGCAGATTCAGCAAGACATCGGCAACTACCTAATGCGACCGCAACTCATATTCAGCTACCCGTGGGTCGAGAACACGGCCAACGGTGCCAAGACTGACTTTGCACCATGGCAGCTGTTCTTCCAAAACATCAACATGCAAAACAAGCTAGTTGGCTTTCACTTGTTGAGATGTAAGTTGAAGCTGAAGTTCCTCATCAACGGGTCACCCTTTTACTATGGGTCCCTCATGGCGACCTATACTCCGCTGAACGGTTACCGACTGGACACTGCCGAAGCCACTGGTGTTGAGATGCGCCTGACCGCAAGCTCCCAGAAACCCCACGTTTGGCTTGAAAACCAGAACTGTTCGACAGTGGAGATGGAGTTGCCGTTCTTGTATCCCTTCCCGTACATGGACGTTGGCAAGCTGTTGGACTTCACGAACATGGGGACCATCCACTTGATTCAGTACGCTCCGCTACTGAGCGCTAATGGAACCTCCAGCACTAACGTTGACATCCAGATCTATGCTTGGGCTGAGGACGTGCAACTGAGTGGTCCTACGAACATGCCTGTCATGCAGAGTGAGTTCAGGCCCAATGGACAGATTTCTGGTCCCGCGAGCACTGTTGCTGCGGTTGCTGGTAAGTTGTCCAACGCGCCCTACATCGGCCCGTACGCCAAAGCTACATCTATGGTTGCCAC